TCTTCATTCGAAGTCATTTTATTTTACTCCATAATTATTAGTATAATATGCATACATCATGGCGTTACATCCTATATGATAAACATGTGGAAGACCTGATTCTGGATCTATGATTTCCCCCTGGGCTAAATCAAACGAGTGCCTTAACATGGCATCCAGTATCCTTTCGGGGTCCATATTTTTTTTCCAGTTATCTCTTTCATATTTCTTTTCAATACCATACATCATTACTTCTGACATCCCCTCTATAAACCTTGTGTCTAGTAGAGTTATTTTAGGTTTGTTGTGATCATCTTTAGTAGCCTTTCCCGCCCTTAAATCTTTCTTATATTGTTTCATACATCTCCACATCATAATAACAGTATTCATTATCTCCGTCAGATGAATATGTAGTGGAAACAATAGTAAAGTTTTTATGCTGTTCTACCACATTAAGAAAAATAACATACATATCATCTTTCACAGAACAACTTATTTTTGCAATTTGGTGTGTTAATATAGGGGCTGTGCCGATTACATCAATATATTGATTCTCTACGCTTCTGGAATATTTTATACAATATTTTGCTATATCAGGATCTAGATGATTCTCTTTTAACAAATTTACTTTATCATCAAATGATTTGTTAGCTAGAAAACAATCTATGCATCTATTCCCGTATATTAATTCGGTTTTGCATGTTTTACATTTTATAGGCATTTTTAAACCCTCCCGCAGTGATAGCATGCATTATATTTCCATAACAGCAAATTATCCTGTATAACAGGACAGTAATGATTCCTATATAGCATAAATAGAAAAAGGGAAATCTGGAATATAAATCTATCCCAGAATCTTTGTCTCTAATATACCAAAGTAATTTTTGGCATCATAAAGATCTTTTTTAGCTTTCTTTGTGTTTAGCCTATGTGTTGCCCTTTTTATAAGAAATGCTACAGCATTTGCCAAATCAGTAGGAGAATATTCCTGAAATGCGTTTGGTCTATAATCCTTCTGATGTTTTTTCAATGTTTTATTCATTGTTAGCCTTTTGTTATAACTTAATATAAACCTAACTATAAAATATCGTATTAGTGGATTTTGTATATGTTCGATTAACTAACGAAGTTGATGAAATTGCAGGTGCTGATGTGTTTCCTTCTGTGTAGCTTGTTGTGTAGAATTTCTCTGTATTTGCAGTTTGAGTATTATACCACTCGGGTGGAATTATTGGTTCAATAAAGTTTGATATTGGTGTATTTGTTTTAGGTAGACTGTCTTTTTTCATAAAGCATTCTATGCATTTTGTGCCTGCTAGGATTTCTATACTACATATCTTGCATTTGATGTCTCCTGTATAATCAGTATCCAATTATTAACAATCCTATTGCATATGTTATTAGTAGGCTGGTTATACCCCCGGCTCCAAAATAAACATACGGTTTAATGGAAAGGGGTTTTTCACGATCAAACCTACCCATAAATTAAAATATATCATCAAATATTTAAACGTATGGGTATCCCAGAGCAAACTAACAGGATTACTAATATTAACAGACGAATATCAGCTTTAAAGGACGAGCTTGAAGAGCTGAAGAAATATCCAAAGATTAATGCCAGGAAGATTAAGGTAATAGGAAGCCAGTTGACAAGGCTGAATTATACGGCAGGGAATCAACTATCAATCCTAGATAAAATGTACGAGGAAACCCCAAATGAGCCTCAACTCAGGTAAAGAAAATAATATAGAAAACAGCACAGACAGTTCCAAACCATGTGACCTCTGCAGAAATACAGCTATGGGAGCAACAGGCAACAAATATTGCAGGAAATGTAGTATGAGGGAATCCTTAAAAAGAATCAGCCTTATATACCCGGTTAGTGTTGATGTATTATTGGAGAGGTTAAAAATTGAAAAAGAAGACCTATAAAAAAGTGGTCCTAAAAGCCGACGGTCTGTTTCATGAAATAGATGAAGATAAGTAGATGAAGTTATTTAAAACAGATGACGCTGGCTCGTGAAACCAGTCTTCCTATGAGTAGGAGCACCAAATGGCGGCCTAGTCAGGCGTGCACACTCACACCACGTATCTATATGATGTATGTATGATATGATATATAAATGTATATGATATTCTATAACTTACTAACAAACGAAAAATGTTATATAAATATATAATTATATATATAACTATATTATACCTATAATATATGCCTAAGAAAGAAGATAGCCTATTGCCTAAACCAGATACTGAATGCAGTTGGTGCAGGAACCAGGAAGTATGTTGCCCTGTTCACGGAGTACGTAAAAATGTCTAAATGTGAATGCAGTAACTGTGATTGCCCAGATCATGATGTTTGTGATTGTGGTGCTGATTGCGAGTGCTGTTAATTAGATATACTTAGCTGTTCTAAGCTACGCCGAGCTACGCCAAGATATATATATAGGTCTTAATAATTACCGGTATGGAGAAGGAGACTATAGCTCTTAATATAATGGATATAGACCGCCGGATTAAGATACTCCATAATGAACTTGAAGTATTGCATGAAATGAAGGAACAGCTTATTGCAAAACTAGGCGTAATTACAAGGCCGGTATAACTCCAAAACAAATTTACTGAAAAAAAATCTAGAAACTATCTAATTTCAAGAATAATATTCCTTAAATAATAGTAACAAGATGTAGAATATATGGGTATATTTGATCCTATAAGAAAGATATTATCAAGGTCCCAACCATCTGATTTAGACCAATATAATGATCCTGACTGGATTTACAAACATATGGGAGTAAACAAGAGTTATACAGAAACCACATCACGTCCTGCTATAATGCAGCCATACATGGCAACAGATACTGGTGCAAAATTACCAATATATCCGTTTCCTCTTATCATGATTTATGAGTTGGCCGATAATGTTGATGCTCTACGTATACCTATAGAGTCAATTAATAGGGAAGCTTTCAAGAATGGTTTTGAGGTTATAGAGAGATACAAGTATAAATGTAATGATTGTGGAAAGGAGTTTAAATACAAGCCTGAAGGCAATATGGAGAATGAACCTAGTAGTTCAGGTATGTCACCTATTTCTAGAAAGCCAGTTGATCCCAATTTGGACTCAAAGGAAGATAAGAAAAAAGCCGATATAGAAGATTCAAAAAATAACAACGATTCAGAAGAAACCAAACCAAAGGAAAGACCTGGCAAGGAACCAATTAGTATTGAGGGTGGAGAAGGAGCTATTTGTGATAGTTGCGGAAGTAGTGATTTAAAACGGCCCGAGCCAAAAAACAGGCAGGTGTTGGAGAGCCTTTACAGGAATCCAGTAAACAACAACGAACAAACAATCATGGATGTAGCAAGACAATTGGAAAGGGATCTTGAAGTTGCTGATAATGCTTATTTGCTTTTGTTAAAGAATTATAAGATAAATGACGCTACAGGAGACATTGATTGGGAAGGCACAAAGGTTAAGGAGGCATTAAGGATAGATCCCCCGCAGGTAGCCATGATTTGTGACTCTGATGGAAGAATAGGTTATGATGATAAGAGAATACCTGTTTACGTTTGTCCTAGGTTTGAACATAGGGATAAAAGATTAACTGTAAATAAATGTGCAAGGTGTGGTGCAAAGGCTTTACGTGCTGTTATGGAGGTTAGTTCGATTTATAGTATTGGTATTCCTCAGCCTAAAAGAGTTATCTATGGTTCTGGCGAAGTTATCTGGAAGGCAGGAAAATACAAGCCAGGTTTAATTTACGGCTATTCGCCGATTTATTCAGTATGGAGCAAGGTAATGGCACTGTCACATATGGATGAATATATTAGGAAATATTTTGACAAGATGAGACCACCGAGAGGACTATTAGTCATAGCATCAAGGAACTATGAAACATTTAGAAAAGCCTGGGGGCAGCTCGAAAAGAAGGCAACAGAAGATCCCTATATGATACATCCTCTTATGGTAGAATCAGAAACAGGCGGAAGGCAGATGGCACAATGGCTTGACTTTACAGGTTCTTTGAAGGAACTTCAATTTGTAGAGGTAAGGAAGGAGTTAAGGCAAATAATAGGTGCTGTGTATGGAGTACTACCACTATATTTTGGAGAGATGGTATCAGGATGGTCTAATGAGGGTTTGCAAGTTACAATTACAAACCGTGCTATAAAGTTCGCACAGGATTACATGAGGGATAACTTTTTTGACAGGCTGGCAAAAGAACTCGGTGTAGAAGACTGGACATTACAACTAAAGATGTCAGAAGAAGCCGATAGGATGAGAGAACTACAAACAGAAGCACAGGAAGTACAAATATATTCTCAGTTACAGCAAATGGGATTCGCAGTTGAAAGAACACACAGAGGTGAATGGAAGGTATCAAAATCCCCTACGTTTGAACAACTACCAGATGTAGGAATGGGAAGAGGAGACAGCCTAACCGGAAGCAAGGAAACCACACCTCAGAGAGGAGGAGCACCGTTTAACCAGAGACCTTCAGATGAGGGAGGCACTGCACAGGGACACCCTTCACCAGGGGGTAAAAAAAATTCCTTCAACATAAGCAATAAAGAAGCACCACATACAAGGGAGTTTTGGATTAACAAACTAACAAAAGACGGAACAGAAATAGACATGGCAGTAGAAATAGTAGATTCATGGGAAACAACAAAACGAAAATCAGGAACACTGTATTTCCCAACCACAGCAGATGTAGAACCTGAAGACCCACCTGTAGGAAGGAAACCAACAAATCTTAAAAAAATATACATAAAGAGGGAAGAATATGAAATGGATTAAAATTATAAATATGGTATGTGGGCGAGAATAGAGTGAAGACACTTAAAATACCAATATGTAAATTTGGGAAAGGTTTGGATATAAAGGAAATAATATTAGGAGTAATGTATATCAAGGGAAATAAGAATGATGTTGGAGACGGAGCAGATGATTATGTGGAAATTATTATTAAGGAGAAGGAAAATTGACATTGTTTAAATCTCATCCATATGAATATATCACTCCTAGTAATTTTGAAACTATTAGGGAATCTTTGAGAATAGGTTTGACTAGCGGTAAGACTCCCGCGAAAATAGCTGAATTTATGGAGGCAGCAACACATTTACCGATGTCAGTATGTATGGCTATAGTTCAACAGGAACTTCTAGGAACATTAGAGAATTTGAAAGAAGATGACGACTAAACTACCAGTACAACTAGGAGGTTCTTACATAGCAAAAAAACTATGGAACCTTCATCAAAATAATGAATATACAAGAGTAGACAGATATAAGGAGGGATTATGTTTCTTATGCTTTAGCAGGGGGGCAGCAGCAGCATCAATTATTGACATATGTACTTACTGTATGGATAAAAAGGGATATGAACCAATTTTAGCAAAAATCAATAATAAATTCTACGCCATGTGTAATGTCTGCGGTAATTACAAATTTAAGATCTATCAAATTAATGTACGATTATGTATGAGTTGTACATCTAGGATAAAAGACAGGATAAGAGATTATAATAAAAAGGGCGGACCTACAGGTGCAGATCCAT